GTATTTTTTTAAAAAATTTTTTTGTGGTGTCAAGGTACTTGCTGCTAACTCTGCATTTTTTTGTGGTAATTGTTGGTGGGGAACAGAGTGTAAACCCCATCTGCCCGATTGCCCGACATATAGGGGTATGCCTATGCATCCATGCCCGATCCCGACCGATCCAGATAAACTCATAGGGTACCTCACCAGAACAATTGTACTGGTTACTGAGTGGGATAACGTGGGACTAATGTATGGATATACACAACCAGCAAAAAGCAGCTGTACGGCAAATAAAAAAAAAGCCCGCCGTTAAGCGAGCTTTTCTGGTGTATGATCGGCTTTCCAGATTATGATCTGGAAAGCTCGGTTATTCTATTTTGCCACCATTCAAAAAGCTCGTCTGATAATCCAGACCAAACACTTTCCAAACCAATTCTATTGTCTGGCATTAATCTGGCACCAGTGGATTGTGTTTGATATTCGCTAAGTATTTCGTAGCGTGCCAAGTCTTGACCATCACCGTATGAATTGCCATTCGCTTGCATGGTGTGGGTAACCACTGCATCATCACTTAACCTCGCTCTGATCTCTGATATTCTGGCTCTGATATTAATTGCGGTTGTTCCCGTCGCGTTCATTAAATCGGTTACATTAGAACCACCATTTGAACGACACATTGAGTAAATCAAACCAATCCTAGAACCAGATCTGAACACTTGTTCTGGTGTTGAAATTGTTTCTGAACTTGAACCATTTTCAATTCGGTTTTCAACGGTGTGGTGAACAAGGTTAATTAGGAACAAAACCCAATTGATAATTTTGTCAGCTTCAATTGTACCGCTCGCTTGTCTGAATTCAATTGTGCCGTTTTGCCAGTGTAATAAATTAATTACTGAAAACTTGCCAGTAGTCGCATCTCGCAATTGCTCAATTGTTCTTGCACTATTCAGTCTATCTAAATGCATTGTAGAACAGTAACGATTGTTTGTGCGAGATCTAGGGAACATTGAATTGATGGTCGCTTGAGATTTTGCGTATCTAATCATGATATCTTTAACCGCTACAGCATCCATTGGATCAGCATAATACTCTGAGCCATTAATGAAGCGACCAGTCGCTTCAGTATATTGAATACTTGATGCGGATAAATTGGTTGGGTTGGCGTGCAATGTCTGAGCGTTTGAGATGTGAACGTGCAAACCACACTGGCGGTTAATTCGACAACCTATATCTTCAAGAACGCGACAAACTTTTTTGATGTAGTCAAAAGCAAAATCGCATGGTGCCAACGGTGGCAATACAATTTCACAATCAACATTTGGCGTACCGTCAAGTTTAACGATACATCCCTTGATATCATTGTCTCTTAATGCGGTTTTTACGTCTACGGGGTTTTTGCCGTATATTTCTACTTCTAGTCCAAAAGTTCTCATTGTTTCTTTCCTTTTTTTGTTTGTGGTACAACCTTAATATCAGCATTTATGGGAATTGCAAGAACTTTGTGGGATTTAATGGAATAAGAACAATTGTTCTGGTTTTGATCAAACTAAAAAAATCGGTTTTTTTAATTATAAGGAACGCGTGATATGTGTGTATATGTATGTATATATGTGTATATATAAAAAGGGTCGGACTAATTAAAGCCCGACCCCGATCCGATCCCGATCCCGATCCCGATTACATCGACTCAACCCGAACATCTCTGAAGTGGCGGGAGCGATAGTAATCCCCGCCCGCATCAGATGAGGCTTGAGATAATGCCCCATCATCAAGGCCGAAATCTTTATAACCTTCTTCAATCATGCGGTAATAATTATGGCTGGGACTAGCAACAACGCTTTTGTCTTGCATCATGTACGTTAGCCAGCCGTGATTAATCTTGCGTCGTGTGTACAGGTGAGGATATCCCTCTAATCTGTCCAAGGCTTGCAAGCACTTGCCCGTGATAGACCAGAGAACAACGGGAACAACTCCGCCATCTTCTGGCACAATGTCCGCAACGCCTCTAAACACAAGGCGGTAATTGGGCAGATAAAATCCGCCCATTGGTTTGGCTAAGGGGCAACGTGCTTCCATTGCCCTTCTGTTGGTATTCATGCCGTAAGCCATATAAAGATATCTTGTTTCTAAAATATTCATGCTACCAACTCCCTCGCATCTTCAATAAGTTTATCGTTGAGGGCTTCAATATTATTTCGGCCAATCTTCTCAAGTACAACACAACGTGCGTAACTTGGTGAGCAGTCGTGATCGTGTGCCGTATACTTGGCGAACTCAGCAATTACGAACGAACGTAAGCGACCTTTATTATTTAGGTTCTCCTTAATATAAGATTGATTACGTCTGTAATGTTGTTCACCTAGATACGACCCATCAAGCCAACATCTGAAAAATCTTCTTGTTGGGCTGTTGTCGTCACTAATAATAGTGGGTTCTAAGTCTCTTCTAATTTGTTCTTTTTTTGTCATTGTAATGACTCCTTTTGCTAGAATAAACCCACATTATCCCACACTTTCGCAACTGTCAAGAAAAAAAACACCCCACGCTAAAAAAAATAACGTGGGGTTGAGGTATCCAGAACGGGCGTGAACTGGCAATGAAAACCTACCTACCTTTTATCAGATGCTGCTCCTGGCTGCAAGTAAGAACACGAACAATTGTTCGGGTTTTAACCGGGACGCTGGCGCTGCAATAACCACAGGAACACAAAATACCGTAGTTGGTAAGCCAACTGCCTGGGTAACCGGGGGGACTGCAGCTGTAAACCCGAACAATTGTTCCCGATTCGGCCCGGTTCCCGCAGCAACCGCCTGGGTAAAAAAACTACAGATGCAGAAAACACGGCAGTCGGCCAGGTAACCGGGGTAATCCCGAACAATTGTTTGTGTTTTAGTCGGGACGACTCCCGATTCGAGCTGCACTCCGGCAGCAAGTGGGCAATAACCCGAACAATTGTTCCGATGCTGCCCCGGTTGCGCCTGGGAAATAACCTACAGCGGTGTTTTGTTTACCTGTTGTATTTAAAATACCGCTGTTTGTTATAATATATAAGCTATATATAGGGGGTTATCCCGATTCGAGTCCCGATCCAGCCCGGTTGCTGCCCCGATCCCGAACAAATGTTCGGGTTTCCCGCTGGACGGAAATAGCGCCTGGTCCGGTGCAGCTAACCCGAACAATTCATCGGGTTATACCCGCTGCTGGAGTCCCGATCCCAGGTAAAAACCCGGTTTTCCCCCGAAAACCCGAACAAATCGGGGCCTCCAGGGGGTCGCCTGGCCCACCCCCGATTGTTTTCCCGAACAATTCTCTACTCTGGATTACAATTCGTTATAGGGATTATCTCGTGATCTATGGTATTTTCTGAATTTTCTTTAGGAGTAACATCGACCATGCGTGTTTTAGCACGATCCATAAACTCTTGTAGTTTAAGGGCTATGTCTTCTCGGCTCATAGCATCCAAATTTTCGTGCGTGACGTGGCTTCTGTTGACCATGAGACCCGTGACCTTCAAACGAAGCTCTTCTGCCTTTATAGCGGCTGAGTAGTTGCCAGCACTCCAAGCTTCATCTCGAAGTCTCTGCATATCCCGAACCGACTTTGTTACTGTGACACCGAACTTACTTTCCAGCTCCATTCGCATCTCTTCCATGCGTTCTTTTATTTTCGGGCTATTGAGAAGTTGAACTGCTGATACATTTGCGTTCTTGTACCCAGCAGCTCTGGCTGAGGCAGTTTGTGTTAAATCTTTATGCAAGTAGTTATCCAAGAACTTTTGTTGCTGTGGTGATAACCTTGGCTCACCTTTTCTTGACTCACCGACTTTAGACATTTGAAACCCCGATTATGTTACGCCCCGATTATCGTTGTTATTGGCTACGAGGTCAAGCCTAACTATTCCCACACCTGACCGATAACAACGTTACTTTAATTTACGGTAAGGGGGGTAAGGTATATACCCCCCCCTATAAGGGGGGTAACGCAATTAACGTAAAATAAGTGTTTGATTTTATTACATATTCTACGTTAAATGGCACTTTTAACGTAATTAACGTAAACGGCTAAACCATTGATTTAATTCAATATTCTACGTTACGTTAATTACGTTAAGTTTTAACGTGGTTTTTTTTAACGTAAAATATCGTTTAAAAACAATGACTTAATTTTTAGCCAAAAAGGGCTTTACTTCTTGGAAGGTGTGGGATAAGTTAGGCATTACCACAACAAGAAAGACGATCATGTATTGTAAATATTGTTTAACAGATACGGCTAAGAAGACAGGCAGCTGGGTTCGAGGAAAGAATACTCGACACTACTACCTTTGTGATCTTTGCGGTGAACGTTGGACAAGCGATCAAGCCCCTAAGAAATTAGATTTTGTTCCTTGGGATAGTTTTACTTGGGAGTGGGATATTAATGAACCACATGAGGGAGAAGAATAATGATTTGGTCTGATAACTTGAAAGTTTTTCTAATCCAAATGTTTGGTCATGAAATAAAAACTAAATCAAATTTTCAGAGGGTAAGACATCAAGCTTGGTTGCCTTGCGAACCCAATGAAGAACCACCATTTTGAAGGAGAGAAATAATGACATTTGAAATACTTATTACATTGTACGGATTATTTTTGATGTTTTATATGCCTTACGTTTTAATCAAGTTTATTAGAATGAGGCGTGAACATGACCGCCAGTACAGAGAATTTATGAGGAGGAAGAACAATGCCTAATTGGGTAGCAAATGAAGTAACGTTTACTTTTGACATGAGCCATCAGAAACGTAAGTTTTTAGATTTTGTAAAGTCCG